CTCGAACGACGGAACCGACATGATCAGCCGGGAGCCCGCCGGCAGCTTGCCGATCAGGCCGCAGTCGTCGTCGAGGTGTTCGAGCACTTCCAGGCAGACGTAGGCGCCGTGTTTGAGGCGCGGCGGGCTGTCGCGCTCGAGGTCGGCGTGTAGCCATTGGACGAGCGGAGACGAGACGGTGCGGCGTGCTTCGTCGAGGGTTGCCGGTGAGAAGTCCAGGCCGACGTACGGAGCGGTGCGCCAACCGTCGCGGTAGAGGAGCTCAGCGAACCGGCCTGTCCCGCAGCCAAGGTCGACCACGGGCTCGTCGTGCGTCGATCCACGCGGCGGCGGCGGTGTAGAGCGGCAGCCACGGAGACTCGTCGAGCGGCAGCATCGCGAGCGCGCCCTCACCAGTCATCGCCTCGTCGTACACAGACGCGGGCGAAGCCGAGCGGACGATGTTCACGTCGCGAGGCTCCGTGCCATTTCGATCAGGTGCGGCGGGTAGAACTCCGCGAGCATCTCCCACGCGTCCTGCTCCTCACCGACGCCGATTGAACTCGCGAGACCCTGATACGCCGTCACGTTCTGGGCGGACTTGAAGTCGACGCACCACTCGTCCGGCGCGTCCTGGAACAGAAACGTCGGCCGAGACGTCAACCCGCGAACGAGCGCACCGTCGATGCCACGCATGTGGCCCGGCCCAATCGGCGCGAACCCCTCCGGCTCCATCGCCTTCCGCGGGATCATCCACGGGATGCAGCCGTAGCGGCCATGCACGAAACAGCGGTGCGCCATCCCGCGTGCGAGGTCGACGATCGCGAGGCGCCGTTGTGAAACCATCTGCGGGCAGCGACGCCAGACGACCGGGTTGCCCGGTGTCGGATCCGGCATCGGCGAGTCCTCCGCGAGATCGACCTCGAGCAGAATGTTGAAAGCGTCCGGGTGAACCCAATCGTCCGAGCCGACATGCACGAACACATCGCAGCCCTGGGCGGCGGCGTGCTGGTAGCCCGCGTTGAAGCGCGCGCCGAGGTCGGAGTTGTCGAGTTCCACCGTCGCGAAACCGAACTCGCGAGCGATGTCCAAGTTCTCGTCGTCGGCAACGATCACCGACGTTGCTTGCAGCCCGCGCAGGGCCAGTTCGTCGCACATCCAGCGGCGCTCAGCGAGCACCATCCGGGTGATCTCGAACCGACCCCACGCAGGCGACACAAGACAGACGTTCACCAGATCAGGCGAGCCGGTTCGCGTCTTCGTTCTCGAGCACCTTCAGCAGCTCATCGTCGGCCTCCGTGCGCGTGACCGGGACGGCGACGCCCGTCTTGATCTGCCCGGGGCCGTGTTTGCCGTCGAGCTGATCCTGGATCTGCCCGAGAGCCTCCCCGGTACGAGGCGTGCCCGCACTGCGTTCGGCAGCGTCTTCGGTGCCCTGTTCCGGCCGCAAATCAGCCGGTGGGTAGCCGTACTCACCCTCTGACATCGTGGTCCCCTTTCGCTTTTCGTGGTTAGCACGAGGCTCCACAGACCGGACACGCACCGGACTGCGGGGGCATCTTCGCCCCGCAGTCCGAGCACGTCTTGGTTGTGGAACCCGTGGCCTCCGTCTTGGCCGAGCCCATCGGCATCCCCTTCTCAGGAGCAGGCATCGCCATATCGGTTACGCCTGGACGGTGACCGACGCGAGCACGACTGCCGTCGGGTAGACGACCTTGGCCCCGTACACGTGCAGGCCGCGGATGCCGTCTCCGAACTGGTTCTGCAACCGGATGGCCTCGGTCTCGAGGATCTGGTCGGCGTACGTGAACGCGATCGGCGAACCGGCGAGCACGTGATAGGTGCCGGCGGTCGGCTCGGAGACCGTGTTCGACTCGAACACATCGAAGCCGGCGATCCGTCCGACGAAGCCCTCGCGGAGCGCCTCATTCGACTGGTCGCCCGATGCGGCGGCGTTGATGAACCGGACGTCCTGGAGCAGTGCCGCGTAGAGCTCGGGCGACACGACGATCCAGCGGCCTTCCTGCGGCACGTTCGCCCGGTTCAGCTTCGTCCGGAACGCGACGATGAAGTTGTACGCGCTGTTGTCGGAGATGTCCCACGCCTGCGCGCCGAGGTCCTGCGCCGTCGCGTCGGCGGAGGCGATGAGGATGTCCGAGATGTAGTCGTCGACGTTGAACGCGAGGTTGTACGCCGCGCCCTTCGACGCCGCGGCGACGAAGCCGGGGAACGCCTGCCGACGGTCGATGTCGTCGACGGTGAACGCGAAGTAGTCGCCCTGGTCGATGACGAGCGCGCGTGTGGCGTCCGTCAGCAGATCCCAGGAGATGTTCGAGTTCTTCGTGTACGACCGAACTGCCGGGTCGGTGAACGACGTGATGTGCACGGTGTCGCCGACCTGTGAGATGTCGCCTTCGTAGTCCCGGTTGCCGAGACCTCCGTAGACGAGCTTGGCCCGAAGGTTGGTCAGGATGTTCGATGACCAAATCTTCGGGATGAAGTTGACGATTGCCATCAGGTTTGCCTTTCTCGAATGGTTGAGTGGATCCGCCTATGCGGCGTGTCCGGCCTGATGGCGGCCGTCCCCATGTGAAAAGTGGTCGTTCCGAGCGCGAGCGTTAGCTCTTGAGGAGATGGTTGAAGCGACCCTCTGCGGTGGCCTTCGTGATCTCCGCGTCGCTCATGGACTCGAGCGCTTCACGGCCGAGCTGGTCTGCCCCGCCGCTGCGTGCTCCCTGATCGGCGTCGCCCTTCGCGGCTCCGGCCAGGTACGGCTTCGTCTTCAGGAGCGCGTCCATCGCCTTCGCGATGTTCGTCGGGTTGCCGTTGTCGTCGAGCTCGAGCGAGGCACGGTCGATCAGTGCGACGGCGGCGTCGGGGTCGACGACCTGGCGCTTCGCGGCCTCCGCGATGATCGCCGAGCGGAGCGTCGATTCCTTCACGCGCTCGGTCGCTTTCACGGAGTCGGCTTCGGCCTTGTCGGCGCGGGCGTTCGCCTTCTCGAGGTCGGTCTTGTTCGCCTCTTCGATCACGGAGAGCTTCTTCGCGGCGGCCTGGAGGTCTTCGTAGTCGGCGGGCAGAGTCGTCTTCACGCGGGCAATACGGTCCTGAACGATCTTGTCGACGTCGGCCTGCGAGAACGTCCTGTCCTTCGCTGCTGCTGCGTCGACGTCGGCTTTGTCCTGCGCTGCCTTGTCCGCTGCCGCTTTCGCGGCGTCGTCGGCTTCCGCCATGGTGTTTCTCCTCCTAGTGAGTGTCCGGCGCCGGTACGCGGGCGCCGTTGCGCGTCGTACTTAGACCGCAGGAACCGGCACGGGCTTCGCGCCCTTGCCGTCCCAGAACACGGCGTTACCGGACGCGATCATCGCTGCGGCCAGGTCACGGCCATCCGCGAGCGTGATCGCACCGTCGATACGTCCGCCGTACTTGTCGATGCCATGCGAGAGCAACTGCACGACGTCGCCGGACTTCACGAGCGTCTCGATGAACGCCAGCGCGACCTTCCCCGCCGGCGTCGCGAGCTCGGGCGCGTTGCAGCCGAAAAGCCGGACGGACTGCCGCTCGAGCACGATGCCCTGATGGGTTCGGTGGACATGGAAGCCGAGATCACGGTCGCCGACAGCGTTCAGCTTCCCGACCTTCGCGAGCAGCACGTCAACGTCGAGAGTGTCGCCGTCGTGGATCGCAACCACGGTCGCGGTGTACGGGCCGAACGTCGCCATCGCGTCTCCCTTCAGGCGATAAGTCGCGGGCCGACCGGCGACCACGAATCGGCCATCAGCCTGGGCCCGAGCTCTGGGTCGTTCTCGACACGCACCGTCGTACCGACCGAGCCGACTGCATGGGTTCCCCAGAGCGGCTCGACGGTGCAGCCGCAGTTGTGTGTTACAATGGCATTTGCCGTGTACCAGCCTTCGCTAGTCACGAGATTGAAGACATGACCGCTCCAGTCGATCCGGCGCTGATGCCGGATGCTGTCGAGCGTTACGTGGCCGGCGAGTCGGTTGCTGAACTCGCGCGCGTCTTCGACATCAGCCGCACGGCCGTACGAAGGCATCTCGTAAAGAGCGGCGTCGCGATGCGCACGATCGGCGAACAAGCCGACCTCGTCAACAAGCAGCGGGGTGCTGAGTGGCGCCGGGCTCGCGTTGCTGCCGCCCATGCGAGTAAGCGTGGCCGTCCGCCGCGCGAGGAATCGCTCGTGCTCGCGGCAGAGACCCGCGGCAAGCGTGGCCCTGGTTCCCGCGGCGAAGAGAAGATGCTCGGTTGGCTCAAGCAGCGCGGCGAGGAGCCAGGGGTGCAGACGCCGGTCGGTCGTTACAACATCGACTTCACCGTCGCCAGCGTCGCCGTGGAATTTCTCGGTGGCGAATGGCACCGCTACAAGCGAACGCACGGCGTCCGAACGAAAGCGCTCCTCGATGCGGGTTGGCATGTCCTCTTCGTGTGGGATGTGACCAACTACCCCGTCACTTCGAAGGCTGCGGATTACGCTGTCGCCTTCGCGAAGGAGGCCCGCCGCAACCCAACCGCGGCTCGTGAGTATCGGGTGATTCGGGGTGACGGAGAGCTCGTGGCCCGTGGCCGTCTCAAGGATTACGAGATGCCCGCTATACCAGCGGCGCGTAGTGGCATGAGCCGCTCGGAGGTCGGACGTCTGGGTGCTGCCGCTCGCTGGGGCAACAAGTCCCGCTGACACGACCGAATCGCCGGTCACGCAATGCTCGTGGATCGGCATCAGGTCTTCCTTGCGGTACGTGCGCGTCGCGGCGAGGCCGCAGAGTTCGCACGGGTTTCCGTCGGTGACGCGCCGCCAGCCGACGATCGTGTCCTCCGAGCTCATCCAGTCGCGCGCGGAGTTCGTCTGCGCGAGTTGGAGATCGGTGGCGGCGAGCTTCGTGAGTGCGGCGAGGCCGGAGTCGACGGCCTGTGCCTGGTCGGCGCCCTTCGCGAGTTCCGCGCCGAGCGCACCGAACGGACGGCCGTAGACGACGTCGGCGGGGACACCGCGGAGCGCGGCGATGGTGTAGAGCGCCGGGTCGAGCCCTTTGACGGTGCCTGCGCCGGTTGCCTGGAGCATCTTGGCGGCCATGTAGGCGTCGACGAGTGCGACGGTGTGGCGTTGCCCTGCGGCGACGACCTGGACGGTCTGCATGACAAACAGCCCTCGGTCGTGGTAGAGGCGCGCCCAGATCGCCGCCGCGGACACTGTGACAGCCGTAGAGAGCCTACGGCGCTGGGTCTGGTAGGCGTGGTCGAGCGGCGACAGCACGGCGCTCACTCGTCGTCACCCTCAACCGCGGCAACCGCATCGAAGAACCCAGAGGCAGCCACATAACGGCACCAGCCCTCAGACGTCCAAGGCGGAAGATCCTCGTCACCGAGCGCGTCGCCAGAGCGCGTGACCATCCCACGCTGACCATCGGGGCCGCATGTCTCGTAGATCAGAACCCAGCCCGAGAGGATGTGTCCCTCGAACGCAGTCTCCGCGTCTAGGGAGGCATCGAGCGTGTCGTGAATCACGCGCCGCTGCTTGGCGACAGGAGAGTCCGAGTCGACGTCGCTCATGCGGCGACGGGCGGGGGAGTCGCGTCAGACGGCGGAGGGGGCGGCGTGAGTAGCTGCCGCATCAGCATGTCGGCGGCCTGCATCGACGCGAACCGCGAAATCTGAGTCTGGCTGAACCCGAGCAACTCCTGCGCGGCCTCCAGCGGGATCAGCCCTGCCGCGAACTGCTTCATCACGGCGTCGGTGACGACGGCCATCGAATCGGTCTGCGCGTCCGCCCACACAACCTCAGAGTCGACCGGCGAATCGGGTTCGCCGGCGAAGCGGCGCGCAAGCCGGATCGCCTCCTCGAGCCCCTCACCGAACGGGCGCTGCTTCCGCTCCAC